CTCAGCAGAGCCAGGGTGTCACGCTCTCCCACGCCCAGATGCTCACCATCGTCGAGGACTTCAAGAAGTCCGGCTCCTTCAAGGGCGCCTTCCTCGCGCACGCCGGCGAGTTCGGCATCACCAACATGGAGGACGTCCTCTTCCCCGACGCTCGCGTCACCTCCAACGAGCCGGAGCTCATCACCCGCCGGATGGCCTGGGTCTCCAAGGTCATCGATGGCTGCGTCCACTCCCCGTTCTCGCGGGTCAAGTGCGTCGTCGCCGACATCACCGCCGAGCAGGCCCGTGCCCGTGGGTACGTCAAGGGCAAGTTCAAGAAGGAGATGCTCCTGAAGGTCCTCAAGCGGGTCACTGGCCCGAAGACCTTCTACATCAAGGCCAAGCTGGACCGCGATGACATCACCGACATCACGGACATGGACGTCGTGGCCTGGATGAAGAAGCAGATGCGTCTGCTCTTCCTCGAGGAGACCGCACGCGCGATCCTGCTGTCCGACGGCCGGGCCATCGACGACGAGGACAAGATCGACGAGGAGCACATCCGCCCGATCATCAAGGAGAACTCGCTGTTCGCCCACCAGGTCGTCTACGACAAGGTCGCTTCTGCGGCTGCCGGCGACACCTTCGTGGACGCCATGCTGCGCGCTCGGAACGACTACAAGGGCTCCGGCGCTCCGACCTTCTTCACGACCAACGAGCAGCACGTCGCGATGCTGCTGCTCAAGGACGACAACAAGCGTCGGCTCTACAACTCGGATGCCGAGCTGTGCGCCGCGCTGAACGTCTCCGAGATCGTCGAGGTCGAGCCGATGGAGCAGATTCCGCACCTGCTCGGCGTCATCGTCAACCTGACCGACTACACCATCGGTGCCGACAAGGGCGGAGAGGTCAACTTCTTCGACGACTTCGACATCGACTACAACCAGCTCAAGTACCTGTACGAGAGCCGGCTGTCCGGTGCCCTGACCAAGCCCAAGTCGGCCCTGGTCATCTGGGAGGTCGGCCACGTTCCGACCGTCGAGTCCGTCGAGGACATGCTCCCGACCCCGGTTGTGCCCCCGGTCGGCGGCTGATCACGGCCCATGGCAAGGTACCGTGGTCTGATCGGCTTCGGTGAATCCACGGAAACTGCACCTGGAGTGTGGCGCGACACCATCACAGAACTTCCATATTCTGGCGATGTGCTAAGCGCCGCACTCCAGACGGAGTCCAGTGACAAAGTCAACACCGACCGAGTCATTGACAACTCCATCAGTGTCATAGGAAACGCCTACGCTTTTGAGCACCTCCTTGCCATTCGCTACATCATGTGGGCGGGGGAACGCTGGACGATTTCTCATATCGATCTGAAGCGCCCCCGCCTCATCTTGCGGATGGGAGGTGTGTACGATGGCCCGACGCCTCCAGCTCCAGAGCCTCCTGCAGGCACTGACTGATCCCGCGTTGCCCGTCTACTTCGAGCCCCCTACCAGCGACAAGATGTCATATCCTTGCATCACGTACGAACGTGACTTCGAGAAGACGTCTCATGCTGACAACCAGCCCTACGCGCGCAGGAAGCGATATTTGGTGACCGTGATCGACCGAGACCCTGACAGTCTCATCCCGGACATGGTGGCAGATCTCCCTTCAAGCTCGTTCAACAGGGGTTTCAAGACCGAAGGCCTCAACCACAGCATTTACACCCTGTTCTACTGAAAGGAACACAATGAGCAAGCTCGTCTGGGATGCCACTGGCACCCGCAAGTTCGAGAACGGCGTCGAGAAGGGCGTCCTCTACCCGCAGAACGCGTTGGGCCTCTACCCGCTGGGCGTTGCTTGGAGCGGTCTGACGACCGTCACCGAGAAGCCCTCCGGCGCCGAGTCCAACAAGCAGTACGCGGACAACCGCGTCTACGCCAACCTGATCTCCGCAGAGGAGTTCGCCGCCACCATCGAGGCGTTCTACTCGCCGGTCGAGTTCGATGCCTGCGACGGCACCGCAACCCCGTACCCCGGTGTCAGCGTCGGTCAGCAGCCCCGGAAGCCCTTCGGGTTCTGCTACAAGACCAAGATCGGCAACGACATCGACCCCGACCTCGGCTACAACCTGCACGTCGTCTACGGCGCCATGGCTGCTCCCTCGGAGCGTGCCTACACGACCATCAACGACTCGCCGGAACTGACGGCCCTCAGCTGGGACCTCTCGACCGACAAGGTCGACATCCCCGGCCTCAAGCCGTCCGCCATCATCACCATCGATTCCACGGCGACCGATCCGGTCAAGCTCGCGGCCCTCGAACTGGTGCTGTACGGCGATGTCGCAGTCGACCCGCGCCTGCCCCTCCCGGCGGAACTGTTCGGCCTGATCGGAACCGTCCTCACCGACGCCACTCCGGTTGCTCCGACCTACGTCCAGGGCACGCACACCGTCACGATCCCGGTCACCGCCGGCATCGACTACCAGGTCGACGGCGTCACCAAGGTCGCCGGTGCTCTCGTCATCACGAAGACCACCACGGTCATCGCGGTCCCGAAGGCCACCTACAAGCTGGCCGCCGGCGTCGACGACGACTGGACGTTCATCTACTGATCCGTCCCTGAAAGGAGACCAGAGAATGCTAACCATCACAGTCCCCGCAATCGAAGGCTACAACGATGCAACAGAAGTGTTCGTCGAACTCGAGCCCGCGGTTGTCCTGACCCTGGAGCATTCTCTGGTCTCCTTGTCAAAATGGGAGGAGCTTCACGAGAAGCCCTTCCTTAACGATGACGAACGGACTGACGAGGAAGCGCTTACCTACATCCGGTGCATGCTCTTGACACCCGATATTCCTCAGTCAGTTCTCGACAGACTCTCTCAAAAGAACCACGACGACATCGGCGAGTACATCTGCAAGAAGATGACTGCTACGTGGTTCGCAAAGTCGATTGGTCCGGCAAGTCGAGAAATCATCACTGCCGAGATCATCTACTACTGGATGTTCACCCTGAGCGTCCCGATGGAGTGCCAGTATTGGCATCTCAACAAACTGTTGACACAGATTCGTGTCTGTAACGAGAAGCAATCTCCGAAGAAGCGGATGTCTCGTCGTGACACACTGGCTCAACAGAAGGCCATCAACGAGGCACGCCGTGCGAAGTTCGGAAACCAAGGCTAGAAGGGAGGCATCATGACACAACTTGTTTGGCGTGTAGCGGGCGATCGTCGATTCGAAGCAGGACTCGATCGTGGGGTTCTGTACCCACCGACCGGCAACGGCGTGGTCTGGAACGGCCTCACCTCTGTCAAGGAGAATTCCCCAGGTGGCGACGTCACGTCCTACTACATGGACGGAGTCCGCTACCTCAACATCGTCGGGTTCGAGGAGTTCGATGCGGTGCTCGAGGGTTTCTCTTGCCCCGACGAGTTCTTGGACCTGCAAGGCATGCCCTCAAACGGCAAGGGGTTGTTCTTCACTGCACAGCCCCACAAACCTTTCGGTCTCTCGTACCGGACCGGTCTCGGCAATGATCTTGTCGGTGTTGACTACGGCTACAAGCTGCACGTGGTCTACAACGCCATATCTGAGAGCGCCGGAAAGTCGTACGAGACAATGGGCGACTCCCCGAGTCCGATCAAGTCGACTTGGAACATTGCGACGGTCCCCGTTGCGATCACTGGGCGTCGACCGACCGCGCATCTCATCATCGATTCCACGAAGGCTTCCCTCGCTGCGATGACCGCCGTCGAGAACATCCTCTATGGGACTGCCGGAACCAATCCGCGCATCCCCACGGTGGTTGAACTTCTCGCCCTTCTCGTCTAGGAGCTCTCATGACCAAACTTGTGTGGGATCAATCGGGTCTACGCGGATTCGAGATCGGCGTGACAAAGGCCGTTCTATATCCTGTGGGAAGTTCTCCATTGGTTTGGAACGGTCTTCTCTCCGTGAAAGACAACTCTGTTGGTGGAAAGAGCACTTCATATTTCATCGACGGGCAGCGCTTCATGACAGACATCTCGCCAGAGGCTTTCACTGCCGGAGTAGAGGCTTATATCTACCCGGACGCTCTCACACAAGGTCCATTCGGTATGACGTATGTCACACAGCTCGGTAACGACCTGGATGGCACAGCTCATGGTTACCAGATTCATCTCTTGTACAATGTGCTTGCGTCATATTCTGAGAAGAACTACCAGAGTTCTGGATCTAAGTCCGAGACGACAACCTTTGGTTGGGATCTTGCCACGACCCCCGTGAAGATCGACGGAATGTTCCCGACCGCGCATCTCATCATCGATTCTACGAAGACTCGTCCCGGATTGCTCGCTGACTTTGAGGCGATCCTTTACGGGACGGCTGGTACTGCTCCGCGTCTACCAACGCCAGCAGAAACCATATTCTTCTTCGATGACTGGTGCATCGTCAGGATCACAGACAACGGGGATGGCACTTGGACTGCGACTGGACCTGACAGCATCATCACGATGTTGGATGCGAACAACTTCCAGATCGCATACGAGACTGCCATATTTGTCGACGCAGACAACTACACGATCAGTTCTTACTAACCCGAGGAGGGTCAATGGCTACAATCACCGGCATGACTTCCGCGGCAATGGCGCTGATCGCGAACGCTTCGATCGTCTCTGCCAGACTTGTTGGCACGAACCTTGTGTTGACAACTCGGGGCGGAACCGACATCAACGTCGGTAATGTGCAGGGTATCCAGGGGATTCAAGGCCCTGTCTGGGTTCCTAACGCTGGAGGTGTGCAAACAGCTACTGATAGTTGGGATACGATCCTCACACAAGGTCTGCATCCGAATCTAGTTCTTGGATCGCAGCCTCAAGGACCTGGTACGCCTGTCTACTACTACGTGACGAACTACACATACGGCGGGTCTGGTGGGAACAGGACGCAAGTCGCTATCCCCTACTCATCCACCGATGTCTACCCGATAGTCATGCGCAGTCGATATGCTGGTGTCTGGTCGGTCTGGAGTCTTTCGACACCAGTGCAGGCACGCCTGAAGATGACGAAAACCACAGTCGGCCATAATGCGGCCGGATCTGCCTATACGGCTGATACGTGGAACAGACTCTCTGGTACGACGTTGACATACGCCACCGGGATGTCTGCCGACACAGCCACTGGGATCGTCACAGTTGGTACCGCTGGTAACTACGACATTTTGTACCAGAATCGTTTCCAGAGTTACGGTTCTGTGTATGACCGGACGATAGCCATCGTCAAGGGCTCTGTACAACCAGACGCCACAGGGTCAAACGTGCTTGGTTCGGTCCTAGTCAGTTCTTCTGGCTGGTTGGTTCTACAGGCGAATGCCCAAGACATACCGCTGCTAGCAACCGACACGGTCACGTTCTGGATTCGATCGACAACGGGATCGACAATGAACGCCGCCAGTACAGCAGTCGCGGGTTGGACGTTCGCCACACTAACTCGTAGAAGTTAACAACGGAAGGGACCTCATGATCACATTCTCGGCCAAAGGTTCCTTCAAGAACTTCGAGACGTACTTGACGAAGAATCGGAAGAGTTCCATATTCTCGATCCTCGACAAGTTGGGTCGCGCGGGCCAAAACGCGCTGGCGTCAGCCACTCCGGCGGCTACTGGATTGACTGCCAACTCATGGACGTATGAGGTGAATGAGTCGGGGGGCGTCTACTCAATTACGTGGAGTAACTCCCACACTGTTGACGGCGTCCCCATCGCCATCCTCTTGCAGTACGGTCACGGCACGGGCACGGGTGGATACGTGGCTGGTCGAGATTACATCAACCCAGCATTGAAGCCCATATTCGACAAGATCTCTACGGATGTATGGAAGGTGGTGACCGCATGAGTGGAAACATCGACGAGAAAGTCGTAGTCGCCAAGTTCGACAATGCCATGTTCGAGAAGAACGTGCAGCAAACCCTCACATCCCTTGATGGCTTGAAGAAGGGGATGGACCTCAGCAAAGCGACCAAGAGCCTCGGAGATCTGGACTCTGCTGGAAAGCATTTCTCACTCGCGGGAATCGCAACAGGGGTAGACACAATCGCCCAGAAGTTCAATGCGATGAGCGTCGTCGCAGTCACCGCCCTTGCGACCATCACCAATCAGGCGGTAGTACTTGGTCAGAAGATGGCGTCCGGCTTCATGCAGCCGATGCAGGCCGGCTTCGCCGAGTACGAGAACAAGATGCAGACCGTTCAGACGATGCAGGCCAACACTGGCGCGTCGATGAAGCGCATCAACAAGACCCTCCAGCAGATGGCAGACTACGCCAACCTGACGGTCTACAGTTTCGGTGACATGGCCCAGAACATGGGTCTATTCACTGCCGCTGGTGTAAAACTCGAGCCCGCGATGAAGGCCATCATGGGTATCGGTAACCTTGCAGCAATGTCTGGCTCGAGTAGTCAGCAGGCGGCAACCGCGATGTACCAGCTCTCGCAGGCACTTGCGTCGGGTACGGTCCGCCTCATGGACTGGAACTCCGTGCAGAACGCTGGCATGGGTGGCAAGGTCTTCCAGAACGCTCTGGTCCGCACTGCCTCTCTGCACGACAAGACGGTCTCCGGGATGATCAAGAAGGAAGGAAGCTTCCGTGAGTCCCTCAAGAGCGGATGGCTGACCTCCAAGGTCCTGACAGACACTCTGAACCAGATGACCGGCACCATGTCCAAGAAGCAGATCGAGGCCCAGGGTTACACGAAGAAGCAGGCCAAAGCGATCTGGGACATGGGTAACAAGGCTCAAGAAGCAGCCACGAAGGTCAAGACCTTCTCTCAGTTGCTTGAGACCATCAGTTCGAACAACGCTACCGGTTGGGCAAACTCCTGGCAGATCGTGATCGGTGATCTCAAAGAGGCGCGAGCGCTCTTCTCTGAGATGAACGACAAGGTCGGCAAGTTGATGTCTCGCTCTACCGACTCTCGGAACGACCAGTTGCAGACGTGGAAAGACCTGGGTGGCCGTAAGGCGATCGTCGATGGTCTGCGAAACGCGTTCAACGCCCTCATGAGGGTCGTCGATCCAATCGTAAAGGCGTTCGGTGAGGTCTTCCCGCCTTCCCTGGGGAAGAATCTGTACGCCCTGTCGGTTGGGTTCCGAAACTTCACAGCGGGATTGGTGCTGAGCAAGGACCAGAGCAAGGGCGTTCATGACGCCTTCGTCGGGATCTTCTCAACCATCAAAATAGGAGTAGACATCCTCTCCGGAATTGGTCAAGTTGTCGGCAACGGCCTTGGCAAATTGTGGGATCTGCTTTCTTCCCTGGGCGGTTTCGTCACGCCCGTTGTGACCTTCTTCTCTTCGGTGACTGCTGGCGGTAATGCTGCGGCAGACGCATCGGACGGGATCTCGAAGTTCTTCTACTTCATCACTCAGATGCAGAACGGGATCTTCGAACCCATCATTGCGAAGTTGAAGGAGCTCGCTGCAGGCTTCGATGAGTTCCTGAACAAGGGCGATCTCGCAGCGGACTTCCGAGCGAAGATGGCTCCTGTCATCGCGTTCTTCGACCAGCTCCGATCCAACGTAGTAACTGATGTGTCGACCGCTCTGAATGGTCTGCCAGGCGCTGTAAGTGGTGCTTGGAACTGGATCATCGGGGCAGTCAAGAACGTCTGGGACTTCTGCACCAAGGCCGGTTCTGCGCTGAAGGATGCGTTCTCTGGTATCGGTGGTGCTCTTACAGAGGGCATGAAACACATCGATCTGGCGACCGTCCTAAACATCATCAACACGGGTCTCTTCGCCGCCATGACGATCGGGATCATCAAGTTCGCCAAGGGCTTCAAGGGCTTCTTCAGCGGGATCTCTGATGCGATTGAGGGGCTCACCAAGACCCTCTCCGCCATGCAGAACAACCTGAAGGCTGGCTCGATCATGGCGATCGCCGGTGCAATCCTGCTCCTCGCAGGTGCCGTACTGGTTCTGTCTCTCGTAAAGCCTGAGAACCTTCTGGCCTCCATCGCTGCTCTGGGTGCACTCTTCGCGGAGTTGCTCGGATCGATGGCCATATTCCAGAAGATCGCTGGTGATAAGGGAATCAAGGAGATGCCGATCATCTCGGCGTCGTTGGTCATGCTTGCTGGTGCATTGCGCATCCTCGCTGGCGCGGCGCTTATTCTCGGCGGAATGGATCAGGACAAGATGGTCCAAGGTCTGATTGCCGTGACGATCCTCCTAGGTCTGCTCGTTGCTGCCGCTGAGGCGCTCAACGGGCTTGACGCGGACTTCGTTGCGACAGCTGGATCGATGATCCTCATTGCGGGCGCACTTGCGGCACTTGCTGGTGTCGTTGCCATATTTGCGGTCATGCCTCTTCCGGCCCTTGCACAGGGTCTTGGAGCTGTGACTGCGATGCTGGCTCTGATGGTCGGCTCCGCTGTGGTCCTGTCGAAGTTCGCCAAAGAGATGGCAATGTCTGCTGTTGGAATGCTGGCTATGGCGGCTGCTCTCGGGCTGTTGGCCAATGTGGTGATTGTCCTCGGACTGTTGCCGCTTGCTATCTTGCAACAGGGGTTCATCTCTGTCGGCATCCTGATGGCGCTACTTGTCGGCGCTGCTGTTCTGCTGTCGAAGTTCGCTCCAGACATGGTGCTCTCGGCGGTTGGTCTGATGGCCATGGCTGCTGCTATCGGACTCATGGTCAACGCGGTAGTCATATTGGGCATGCTCCCGATGGACAAGTTGATCCAGGGGTTCATCGCAGTTGCAGCACTGATGGCGGTTCTCGTTGGAGCAGCAATGCTCATGACGACAGCTCTCCCCGGTGCTGTAGCAATGCTGGCCGTGGCTGGTTCGCTGCTTATCCTGACGTTCGCCGTGATGCTGTTGGCAGCGATTCCGATGGCAAACATCGTGACTGCGTTGTTCGCCCTCATGGGGGCGATCATCATGTTCGCGTTCGCAGCAGCGATGTTGACACCCGTTATTCCGTCAATGCTGGCTCTGGCTGGCGGTTTGGCCCTCATGGGTTTGGCTGTCCTGGCTGTCGGCGCCGGAATGATGTTGCTTGCCGTGTCTACTGCCCTGCTTGGTCCCGCTCTCCAGCTTCTGGCTGTTGGGTTGACTGCGCTTGGGCAGAACCTTGGCACGATGGGTAATGCAATGTTGGTGCTTGCAGGCCTTGGTGTTGCGCTTGGGATATTTGCCGTCGGTGCTGCATTGGCCGGCGGTGCGTTCATCATCCTGGGCATGGGTCTACTCATGGCTGCCGCAGGGCTTCTGGCTCTCGGTTTTGCTAGCATCATCGCGGTCACGGGACTTGCGAGTTTCGTGATGGGTGTTCAGCAGGTATTCCCCCTCATGGGAAATATCGCGCTGCTGGGTGCTGCACTTCTGGCATTCGGCGCTGGCGCTATCGTTGCTGGGATTGGCATGATCCTTGTTGGTACAGGTGCGATGATGATGGCCGCCGGTCTCATGATGCTCAACGTAGCCGCCGCAGGCGGTGTCGAAAGCATCGGATTGATCGTTGGTGCATTCACCGCTCTGGGCTGGCAGATCCCCGCAATGCTCGGTGTAGGTGCGGCTTTGGTCGTGCTAGGCGCAGGCGCTCTGGCTCTCGGAGCTGGAGTTCTGTTGCTCGGCTCGGGTGTCGCTCTACTCGGAAGCGGAATGCTGTTGTTGGGTGTCGGTGCGAACCTTGCAGCAGGGGCCGTTCAGATGATCGTCGATGCGTTCGGAAAGCTTGCTCCTGTGAAGGACCAGGCAGTTGGCGTCGCCGGTTCTGTCAACACGATGTCGGGATCGTTCACAACTCTGTCTGGGGCTATTGGTGCGGCTGACATAGCCATCAGTGTCCTCCAGGCGGGCATGAACGATATTTCGAGCAAGGTCTCGTCGACGGGGAGAAGCATTGAGAGCGCTACGGGGCTCTTCAAGAGTTTCGCCTCATCGGTGGACAGCTCGATGACGACGGCAACGACGAAGGCAGGAACGAGCGTCGACAAGTTCGTCAAGACCGTAAGTACGAAGCTCAAGGACTCGTCCAAGGACTTCAAGACGGCCGGCAAGTCTGTCGGCAAGGCAATCGACGATGGTCTGGTATCTGGGATGAACGACCACACAGGTCCTGTATATTCCAAGGCTCGAGAGATCATCCGCACTGCGATCAACGAGATGAAGAAAGAAGCCGATAGCCATTCGCCGTCCAAGGAAACCGCCAAGATCGGTGGATGGATGAGCGACGGGCTTGGTAACGGCATGACCGACAACATCAAGGTGGTTGAACGAGCTGCAACTGGAGTCGCTGGAGGGGCCATCTCGGCCCTGAAGAAGGCTCTTGAGCAGGCATCGACACTCAGTGTCTCTGAGATGGACATGACTCCGACCATTCGGCCGGTGTTGGATCTGTCTGCTGTGAAGAAGGACGCAAACACGCTGTCTTCTGTTCTTGGCATGCCGTCTATCCCGGTCCGTGACGCATATTCTGCGGCTGCGAGCATCTTGGAGAACCGTCAGGCCGCCGAACAGGCTGCTGCTGTTGCTGCTGAACCACAGGTTGTACAGCAGACTGATGTGTCTGTGACGCAGAACAACTACTCACCGAAGGCGCTCACGCCAATCGAGATCTACCGTCAGACCAACAACGTGGTCGCTAAGCTGAAGGGATAGAGGATGATAACACAAGTAAACGTCACCAACGACCGTGGCACTGTGCTGCAACTTCCGCTCTCCGGCGTAGGCCTCACGTACCCGGTCAAGGATATTTCGGGTCTCGGCCCTGGCAAAGCGACGTTGGACGCAGGCAAGTATGGGACGGCGCTAACAAGCGACGATTTTCGGGGTTACCAGGGTGAGAGGCGGAACATCGTCCTCACTCTGGGCCTCGAGCCCAACTACGCAACCCAGACAGTAGCGAGCATCAGGAAGGCTCTATATTCCTGGTTCACCCCACTGTCGTACGTCAAGTTGGAGTTCGTCTCCGATGACATGGCGACAGTCCAGATCGCAGGCTGGGTTGAGTCCGCAGAGCCATCCATATTTGCACAGGAACCGGACATGCAGATTTCGATCATCTGTCCGATCGGTTACTTCACCGATCCTGTGCTGAAGACGGCCAGCGGCGCCGGAACAGCGGACACCACGACACGGATCACAGTTCCCTACAATGGAACGATCCGCAACGGGTTCCTTCTGGAACTCACGTTGACTTCGCCCATGAAGTACTTCGTCATCAGCAACAACTCGACAACGGACGAGGTTCTCTCGATCGTATATTCGTCGACGACGGACATGCCAGGAGCAAGCACAGCAAAGGTGTCGACAATCCCTGGTAGCAAGTACGCAGTCTCATATTCTGCGTCCTGGGCCGGGGGGCAGTTGTCACTTCTCAGCTACATCGATCCGGCGAACGACACTTGGCCGCTCCTTCGCAAGGGGGATAACCTCTTCTCGGTTCGCGTCGCGTCTGGTGAAGTCATTTCCTACACGCTCAAGTATTACGAGTTGTATGGAGGTCTGTGATGCAAGATCTCTTCATACTAGACCCCACCAACTTCATGCGGATCGCCGTTCTCGACGATTACGTGTCGCTTGTCTGGGCAGAACGGTTCGCTGAGATCGGGGATTTCACGCTCACAGTGAACTTCACAAAGACGTACCAAACGCTGTTGAAGAATGGCGTCATGCTGTCTCTCGGCCCGAACGACTACGTGGATGATGGTTACGCAGCACTCACGGGCGTCGAAGAAGTGATGATTATCGAGAAGACGGAAGTAAAAGATGACGATGGTGGCGGAACGCTGCTTATCCTGACTGGCAGGTCTCTCCTGTCTGTTCTTGAGAAGCGGGTCACTGGCCCTGCTTTGACGCCATCTGGATCTGCCTACGACAACGGCGCAGCAACAACCGCCGATGCTGTGGCTATTCAACTCGTCACCGACTCGTGTGGGGCCACAAGCCCTCTTTCGAGTAATGACGTCATCCCGAACTTGAACTTTGGCCAGAAGGGAACCACGATGTACGTCGTTGACCTGACAATCAAGGTTGGACAGCTTTATGAGAAGATCAAAGAACTCGCTGACGCTTATGACTTTGGGTTTGCTCTCAGGATCAAACGCGTCCCGGATTCCTTCTCCTCTAACGGCATATCCAACTTCAACGTCTGGTTCACAACGCGATTGGGGACGAATCGGTCGATACAACCGAACCCTTTGACCATCGATCGAGAGCCAGTTCTGTTCTCTGCAGATCTTGGAACTATTGACCAACTCGACGAGATCAGTTCCATCACGGAGTACTACAACGCGGCCTATGTCTATGGTAAGGACAAGGCTGTGATCGTTGAGGATTCAGAAGGACCATTTACCGGATGGGCTCGAAAGGTGCTCTACGTCGACGCCAGCGATCTTACTGGTACAACGACGAGTGTCACCGATAAGTTGACCAACCGGGGTCTCATCGCCCTCAAGAAGCAGAAGGTCACTAACGCAATTGACGGCGTAGTTCCTGATGACAGTGTCTACAAGCTCGGCGTCCATTACTACTTGGGCGATTACGTGCAGGTGCGCAGTCGCACGGGAACGAAGTACGTCATGCAGGTCATGGAGTATGTCCGCTCTTTCGATGCGAATGGATCGAGAGGATATCCTACTCTGACCGCGACCGACAAGACGTTTGGCGGAGGTTTCATTGGCATCCCACTTCCCGGTGGTGGTAGTGGTGGAATCACGCTTCCAATCGTCCCTCCGAAGTACATTTAACATGACTATCGGAACTTACCAAGGCCATAGCAGCCACCCCCTAGCCGCCACTACCTGATATGGACACGTCCTTGAACACGATAGAGCTAGTCGTAACCATAATCGCTTCGTTCATAGCGTCTTCTGGTTTCTGGGCCCTCATCATGAGGGTTCTTGACAAGAAGAGCGCTACCACGCAGTTGATTCTCGGCCTCGCCCACAACCAAATTGTCACGCTCGGAATGCAGTACATCGAACGCGGTATGATCACTGCTGACGAGTATGAGGACTTCGTGAAGTACCTCTACAAGCCTTACGCCGCTCATGGCGGCAACGGGCTTGCCGAACGTGTCATGAAGGACATCGAGCAGTTGCCAATCTGTACCGGAACCATTGTCTCCCCGAAAGGAAAACCGTATGTCCCAAGTCCCTTCTGTATCGACCCCGTCAACCCCGATCTTTCTGCTGGGCGACGGAGTGTATGACGTCCTCAAGTGGATCGTCGCGATCGTCCTTCCGGCGCTCGGAACGGCCTACTACGGCCTCGCCATGCTGTGGCACTGGCCCTTTGTGACTGAGGTGAGCGGCACCATCCTGCTGATCACCGCGCTTCTCGGCACAGTCCTGGGCGTCAGTTCCGCCGGTTACAAGAAGACCGACGGCGACGGCACGATGACGATCAACTCGGCAGACCCCTACAGCGGTGTTGCCACCTTCGCCTTCAACTCCGATCCCACTCTCAAGAACGGTCGGCACGTCCAACTGAAGGTTGTGGACGAGAGTTCGCAGTAAAAACACGGGCTATAGTGAGAAAACCCTCTTGAAAGGAGATACCTCGTGTTTCACCGCAAACCGAAGGAACCAACCCCGCTTGAAAAGGCCATCGACGCACTTGTCGAAGAACTGGACACAGTGACGGGTGACTCCAAGGAATACACAGCGATGTCCAAGAACATCGTCGAGCTCCACAAAGCCAAGTACGCCATCCCGGCAGAAAAGTCGAAGTTGAGCCCCGACGTCGTCCTGACCGTCGCTGCCAACCTTGCTGGCATCCTCCTGATCCTGAACTACGAACAAGTTCACGCCGCAACCTCCAAGGCAATGGGATTCATCCTGAAGCCTCGCGTGTCCTGACCGACACATCCACACAGAGAATTCGAACGAGGGAGGGCCTGCTAACCACAGGCCTTCTCTTTTTCGACGCGGTTACTACGATTACTCCTAAAATTTGCCCGCGGGGTATTTTTGGCTCAAAGTCGCTCGATTTACATGGGCTATAGTGAGAACCCACCGAAAGGAACCACAATGGATGACACCATCCTCACCAGTTTGAAACGTGCTCGCCGCATGCTCATCATCCGGTATGAAGATGTCATCGCTGGTCGAACCGATATCCCCCTGCCACTTTACGTGCGCCAGAGGTACCTCGACGAGATCAACGACAACATCATCAAACTTGATATCCGCATCAAGCAGCGAGAGAACGAGATCAAACCTCCCGAGAAGAAGTCGTTCTGGAAGAAACTTTTCCGGATCTAAGGAGATCGGGCCTAACAAGCCCTTTCTTCTTTTCGCGAGAAAAACGAGCCCTATAATGAGATCCACTCACCCATCGAAAGGAACAAAAATCATGAAGATCCTGTTCAACGTCCTGATGACCTTCTTCACCGGAGGCCTCTGGCTTGTCTACCTTCTGATCCGCCACCTGAGCTGAACCGTACGATCCCTCCCGAGAAGGGCCCCTGACAAGGCCTTTCTCTCTTTCGCGAAAATTACATACCCTATAGTGAGATAACACTTCAACCGAAAGGAACCACAATGAACAACGAATCCATCGAGACCCCCGCCGTCGTCACGCCGGAGGAGCCCACCAAGTTCGCCCGTCTCATCGCCACCGTCAAGCACTACGCCCCCGTCGTTGCCGTCACCGCCGCTGCCACCGCAGCCGTCGCCCTGATCGTCACCGTCGCCCGCAAGTCCGACACGGCCGATGACGAGCCGACCGTGGAGATCCCCCGCGTCGACTCCGAGGAGCCCGCTGCTGAGTGATTCATCGGAACCCATCCGAGAACTACCCTCAAAGCTGAGAAGCCCTTAAACAAGGCTTCTCTTCTTTCGATTCGCGCAGAAAACCGTCCCTATAGTGAGAACCCACTATTGAAAGGAACACCACATGTCCCTCAAATCCGCGATCTACTTCCTCGCCGCCGGCGCCCTTATGGCGCTGGGGACCGAGGCCGTCAGCCGTTGGCTTGATGGTCGTCCGCTGATCACCTTCAACAAGTAGTACCAAGTGGAGGAGACCTAACCAGTCTTCTCTTCTTTCGCGCAATAAACAGGGCCTATAGTGAGAACCCACTTAACCCGAAAGGACCCACAATGGAACCCACCGAGACCACCGAGGCCGAACAGCCGAACGTGTACTTCATCATGCAGGAACAACCCACCATCAAGGACTACCTCCTCGGCACCGCAGCTGCAATCGCAGCCGTCGTTGTCGTTGGAGCCGTCGTGACCGGTGTCGAAGCCGCCATCGAAGCCACGTCCAACTGGAACCACCGCCGGAAGCTCAAGAAGGCATCCAAGCCCGACCTGACCGTCGTCAAGTAGCTCAACGGAGAAAGACCCACAAGGCCTTTCTCTTATTCTCTTGAAAGGAGAAATCATGCAGTACGTATTGCTCGGGATTGGACTCCTGAACCTCGCAGTATCCGGCGTCACCCTCTACGTCATCTTCAAGGGCAGTAAGAAGGTGACCATCACGGTCGACAAGGCGAACACGATCGCAGACGAGTACAAGGCGAAGATGCAGCGCGCCTTGACCGAACTCGCGAAGTAAACAAGCCTAATAGTAGAAGAGTCCGTGCCCCATTATCTGCACGGTCGTGTAGCCTTAACAGCTACCTCTTCTCTCTATTTTCAACTCTTGAAAGGACGAAATGCAGACATTCGACAAGGTCGTCAGAGCCACTGCTCGAACGATCGCTGAACACTCACCGACGATTCTGACCGCTATGGGCGTCGCCGGGGTGTTCACTACCGCGGTGCTCGCTGTCAAAGCGACACCCGCAGCCATGCGCGATGTCGACAAGGCGAACGCAGAGATCTACAAGAAGCAACTCCATGACGGTTTCGCCGAGGGCGAACAGCTCCGTCAGCTCACCAAGTGGGAGATCGTCAAGCTGACCTGGAAGCGCTATATTCCAGCAGCGACGATGGGCCTCTCCACGGCCGGGGCAATCGTCGGAGTGAACTCGATTCACAGTCGTCGCAACGCCGCTCTTGCGAGCATCTACAGCCTCACTGATACCGCCCTGCGCGAGTACCAGGAAAAGGCCGTTGATATCCTCGGAGAGAAGGGCGAGGCAAAGCTCAGGGACGCCTTGGAAGAGGACCGCCTTGCGAAGAACCCCGTCACCAACTCCGAGGTCGTCATCACCGGCAACGGCGAGATGCTCTGCTACGAGACGCTCACAGGACGATATTTCATGTCCGATATCGAGTCGCTCAGGCAGGCCCAGAACGACGTCAACGCGTCGATCATCAACCACATGTACGCATCCCAGAACGACTTCTACGAAGCCATCAACCTCCACCAGACGGAGTACGGCGACGAGTTGGGCTGGGAGATCGGCAACCTCATCGAACTCGAGTTCACCTCGAAGGTTGCTGACGATGGACGGTTGTGCCTGGTGGTGAGCCACCGGAACCGACCCAAGCCGAACTACTACAAGAACTGACAACGAAAGGCTTCCCCATGCACTTCGATGCGCCAAGTTGGACAAACGCCGGGGTGGTTATCCTCATTCTGGCCTGCACAGTAGCTATCGCCTGTCTCGTGATCACGGTCGGACGATGGCTCGCTCTTCCTCGATGCCCGGATTGCTGGGTGAAGATCAAAGACCCGACGTTGTACCGACTCATCCAGGTCGCTTTGGATGGGAAGACCACTTACACCGTCCAGATCTGCAAGAGTTGTTTCACAAAAAGGGTTGTCCGTCGGTAGGGTCGCGTAAAAAACGAGCCCTATAGTGAGAACCCCTTCCCCCACAACCACCTCAACGTAACGAGAGCTTGGGGGAGCTCGGTAGAGAGCCTTTGCTTAATTGCAAGGGCTTTCTATTTTCAACTACCATCTCCGGAAAGGGAGAAATGAAGAAGCTCGAATTTCTTGTCCAGGACGATCACGACACCATCGTTCCGAACTACCCCTGTGGGTTCAAGGACAAGACGGTCCAGGTCTCGTACCACGGTGCGAACTGGGCAACTTGGAAGTTGACCGACATGGCTCAGAAGCACGCTGAGTCCTGCGCCAACTGCAAGTTCCACCTCAACGACATCACGGGCATCTTCGCGGCTATGGCCGAGTCGATGAAGGGCCTGGGCGAGGCGGCGAAGAAGGCAGGGGATCAGATGGCCGACTACCTGGTTGCTCATATTCTCGGAGGAACCCCCATCGACGAAGAACTCAAGGAAGAGGTACTGGTGTGAACAACGAAGGAGCGGGTCTCGTCACCCCCAAGCAGATGGCCTCGGTCATCCAGACGCTCAACAGCTTTCCCGACCCGGCACGTAAGAACCGCGCCCAGCGCCGTAAGAACGTGAAGGGCACCGCCATCCGCAAGTCCGCATCATCGCGCAAGATCGCGCGCTAACCACAAGGAGAACTACAGCATGCTCAAGAAGGACATCACGTTCAAGGACTTCAACGGTCAGACCCGTACGGAGTCCTTCTACTTCAACCTCAAGAACTCGGACCTCCTGAAGATGGAGCTCTCCGAGGCCGGCGGTTTCGCGGACCGGGTCAACCGGATCATCTCGGAGCAGAACCAGAAGAAGCTCTTCAAGGCGTTCGAGGGCTTCGTCCTGGCCTCCTACGGCGAGAAGTCGCCTGACGGTCGCGAACACCTGAAGTCGAAGTCGATCACCCGCAAGTTCACGTCCACCAACGCCTACTCGACCCTGCTCATGGAGCTCGCATTCGACGCCGAAGCCGGCGCGGAGTTCATCAACGGGATCGTGACCAAGGAGCAGCTCGCCGAGGTCAAGGAGATGGTCGTGAAGATGCAGGCGCAGGCGGCCGCGAACAACACGAACCCGAACCAGGCACCGCTGGTGGAGGTCGGTCAGATCCGCGAGCTCAGCCTCAACACCACGCCAAACGTCTTCGCCCAGACGGTGAAGGACGGCTTCATCGAGCCGGCAGAACCCGGCGTCGGCGGAAACCCCGGAGGCTCGCGCTTCCTCGGCGAGTAGTACCCACGGGTTCCTGTGCAGGTAGAAGTAGTTACAGGACGCAAGTGAGCGATATAGAGCCTCTCGCTAACAGCCCACCACACGCAGTACAACCATATCCTCTTGAAAGGGAACAGACATGAACGCATTCCGCATCGCCAAATGGATCGTCAGCGCCGCTGCTGGCTATGGCGCATCCAAGATCGTTGACAACATCGTCACCGCCACCACGCCCGAGGTCCTGACCAAGTTCGACAAGGTCGTCATCAAGATCGGCGCATGGACCGTCGGCGCCATCGTCGCTGGTGCGGCGGACGAGTACGTCTCTGACATCTTCGAGTCGGTCGAGGGCATTTTCACCGGCGCCAAGAAGGTCGTGACGCAGACCATCATCGAGCACGCCGAACAGGTCGATCCCATCAAGGACGACGGCGGCCCCATCGATCCCGGCATCGAGGACATCGCCCCCAAGGGCAACCCCGATCAGAACTGAGCAGAGGACAACATGGCTGAAGTCAAGGGAGTGCCGAACTATCCCGGCAACTCCAAGGCGGAGACGCGTCAGGCTGCATTGCCTGAAGTCCCCGTTCCGAATGAACGCAAGGTCGAGAAGGTGATCGAAGGTGAGGTGATCCAGCGCAAGAAGCCGCTGGGTCGTCGCATCGCGGACACCTTCACCGGAGACACGATGCATGACGTTGGGGACTACATCCTCTTCGAGGTCATCATCCCGGCGGCCAAGGATCTCTTCTTCGAG